TATTTGCAAAATATCCTTCACCATTCGCTGCTGTAAAAGTTGATGTCTTAATAGATCCTGTCTGCCAATCAACAGTCCCCGTTCTTCCAAAACCTGTTTGTGTTGCGCCTGATGCAAGAGCAACTGTCCCACCACATCTACCGATTGTAACTGTTGAACCACACACAACAACTGTATTACCAGCTCCAGATCCAACAGTTGTAGTTGCACTACATCTATTAATTAAATTATTTCCTGGTTGATTTTGTACGTTGTCTACTTTTATTGTTGATGCCATAATTCTATTTTACCATATCCTATTGATATTTATACCTTATTATTACTATACCAGAACCACCAGCACCTGTAGCAACAGAATATAGTGATCCACCTCCACCACCTCCAGTATTAACAGTTCCGTCAGCTCCTATACCAGGGTTAGGGGCTGTACCTCCAACACCTCCTCCACCAGGTCCAGCAGCTCCACTGTCGCCGCCGCCTCCGCCACCAGCTCTTACGGTTGGTGTTGCATTAATTGAACTTGTTGCTCCTGCTCCCCCAGCTCTACCACTAGGTGATCCAGGCGATTGATTTGATCCTGCAGCAGTTGCTCCTCCTCCACCACCTTGAGAATTATATGAGGGTGCGAAATGTCTACCAGTACCTCCATTAGTGCCTTGTGCTGGACTAACTGGAGGAGTATTACCTGTACCTCCACAAAAAACACTTCCTCCACCAGGCGAATCCCAAGATCCTCCACCTCCGGCTCCTCCTGGACCACCATTTCCAATAGAATTAGGATGTGAGGGAACTGTACTTCCGCCTCTTCCTCCTCCAGCTGAAGTTATACTTGAAAAAATTGAATTATTACCTGCATTAGAAGTAGTACTACTACCATTACCTCCTCCAGTCACAGATGCACCACCAGCACCCACTGTTATTGGATAAGTTGTACTTGGACTTAAAGTTAAAGCCGCAACACCGCTTCCTAATGGAGAAACAGTATATGAACCATTGGTAGTTCCTGCAGATTCTCTATAACCTCCAGCTCCACCTCCTCCACCATAATCTGCTCCACCAGATCCACCACCACCTATTACCATATAATCAAAAGTATTAGAACCAGTGCCTGAACATGGTGCAGCATTACCTGCTGAAGCTACAACAAAACTACCTGGTGCTGTAAATGTGTGAATTTTATAATCTCCTGATGTTGTAATTGCTCCACCAGTTGCTGAAATAAAAGGAGTTAGACCTACTTGTGATGTTTGAGTTTCTTGAACATTAATCCAACCTTCGGTCCCATCTACATAAACAAAAGTTGCTGATTGACCATCTGTAATTAATTCTGCAGAACCTTCTATTCCTCCTATTTTTTCTGAACCATTAGCGGTTATAGTACATTTATTACTTCCAAAAGTTCTTGTATAATCTGCTACTGCTACGATTGAACCAGCAGCACCTGCTGGTAAGTTAACTGTTATAACACCTGATGTAGTATTAATAAAATATCCTTTTCCTGTTGCTGCTGTTACTGTTCCTGTTTGGGGAGTTGTTACCCAATCCACAGCTCCAGATGCTCCAAAGCCGGATTGAGTTGCTCCTGAAGCTAGTGTAACTGTTCCACCGCAACGACCTACAGTTACTGTCGTTGCATCTACGTTTACAGTTTTACTTGCTCCACCACCAACTGTTAAAGTTGTTCCACATTGTTGTTCAATTGCATCTACTTGTACTTTACTCATTAAACTATTACCACCGTTCCTGTTATAATAACTGTACCAGGTAAAGTAATAGGTCCTGCAAGAACTCCATTCTCTACAGTTTGAGTCCCATCAATCGTTGCCGCTTGATTAGGTATAAATTCATTAGGGCTATACTGCCCTCCAATATATTGGATTCCATTTATTGTTGCCGTCATAATTCCTCCTATGAACTAATAGTATCGATGTATGAACAAACAACATCTAGTGAACTTGCCGTATCACTAACTGCTTCTAATACATCACCACTAGCCAAAACAATCTTTGCTCCGCCTTGGATCAATTCGATAGCTGAATTTGGGGGAATTACAACTGCTTTTGCTAAAAAGTAGTCGGCTCCTCCTTTTGCAATTTTAACATCAACTTTAATTGTTGCTGTTAAAATATTACAACATCTAATACCTATAACTGCATCATAATCTCCCGCAGTTAAGATAGTAGTATCGCCTGTTCCAATGGTTCTTACTAGACTGTTTCTAAAATCTTGTGCCATATTTTTTTCCTATTTATAATGCAACCGCCATTGCAATTGCAAAACCTTGTCCGGCTGCGTTAACCGTATTTCCACTTGCATCTAAATAAACTGATTTAGACGCAGGCAAAGTACAAAATACATCTTTAGTACCAGAAGTAAAATTTACTGCTGCATCTGAATTAGAACTGGAGATAGGTGTAGTTCTAGTCAGATTAGCACTTGTACCATCTAATGTTCCAAGTCCTACTTCCCATTCAGAAGTTCCTTGATTCCAAATTGCATAGTAAGTAGTATTACTATTACCAACCCCTGCTGCAAAAGTTTCAAAACCAGTAGCTGCACCGCCAAGTGCTATAGCACCTACACCAGTAGTAGTACTAGTTTCTTTTACTCTATCATTTAATACTAAAGCCATTTATTCTCCTACGCCATACTTAAGATAGCATTTGATGGTGTTGACGGATCAGGGAAAGTAATTTTAAATGTACCATTAGTACAAGTTTTACTTCCACCAAAATCTAAAGCCACTACCAATCTGTTTGCTGTTCCATCTACTGTTGTACTATTATAAATTGCGCCATAAGCTGCAGTAATAGTCGCAGAAGTCCATTCAGTATCAGCAAAATCTACAGAAGCCACTGCAGTTGATGAGGCAACCGCTTGTGAAGTTAAAGTATTTCCTCCTGTAGAATAATTAGTTCCAGAAGTTCCAACTTCACTTGTAGCATTGTAAACAGTACTTGCTGTATCGTAAGGACTAGATGTGTATAACGCTAATTTAAAAGTGTTTCCTCCCGAAGCAAAATCGTGATTGCCTGAAAATAAAGCACCTCTAAAAGAGTGTGGTATTACATTTGCCATATTTTTTTTATCTCCTTATTAGTAACTTGATGGAGATTTTGATATTAACTGAGCGCGAACTACTCCATCTTCATATTCGCTTCTGCGTCTTTGACCGATTTGCTCGATCGAGTACGATTCTAAAGCTTCTTGATAAGCCGCTTTATAGTATTGTAACATATCCTGCGGACCTTTCAAGTATGCATATGTATTTACCAGAGATGCGTATAAAAGTAAATCTGGATATTTATTCGATAAATAAGTCCCGGTTGTAGATTTAGTAGTATCTGTTAGGCTAGAGGGCTCTTTATTATAAGCCATTGTAATTTCATAAGCTGCATTTGGAGTGGGAGCTAAAATCCAACATTCCTCATTCCAATTAGCCCAGTATTTAGGAAGAGATGTAGAACCTGAATTTGGAGTATTATAATACTCTGTCATAAAACTTGTATCTCTTTGATCTAAAAATACCTGCTCATCATCACTATTTTTTAACTGAACATATCTAATTACTCTACAGTCTGCGGGAATACTTACATATCTTTTATTAATAATAGTAGTTGATGTAGCATAAAATCTTTCATTATCTACATCCACTGCTCTAAAGATTGTATGCTCTGCATTTTTAATAATTCTCTCTAAAACAGCATCAGTTAAAACTGTATCGGATACTTCTGTGTATCCTCTAATATCTGATTGTAAGTTTGCTAAAGTGTATGCCATTATCCGTTTACTACTCCTAATGTTACTGGGCCCGCTGAATTACTCTGCCCTCCTCCTGTTACATTTCCACTTGTTGCTGTATCAGAACTAGTAAAGAAAAAATAATTTTCTGGGGATGTTAAAGTTCCCGCAGCTGTTACAACACTTCCATCTGTTTGTTTTTGTCCAACAGTAATAGTAAAGCCGCTTGCTGAACCAATATCACTGACATTATCAATTGTTGGAATAGTAGCAAACTGTTGCATATTTCTATTATCAGCCGGATCACTTCCTCCCGGTCCACTTGCTGTTACAACTGGAGCACCTCTTAATCTAACTTTATCTCCAGTTTTTCTTTGATGATCTACTGAATACACATTTACAAAAGTGGAACCACCATATTTAATAGTTTGGAATGGATTATTAGTTAATAAAATTAAACTAGCTTTAGATGCTGGTTGAGGTCTTGCATTTCTTAATGCTTGTGGATCACCTCCATGAAATCTTGGATCTAATTGTGGTTGCTTTGATTCGTATTCAGAATAATGAACTAAAAAACCATTCCACTCTCTAACCATTTCTCTGTATGGAAACGCCATTCCTGATCTATCAGAAATAGCCATTGATCTTTTTCCTTTAGCAAAAACTCCTGACATTATACTCCATCTCCATAAAAAGTTTGTGGTGTAATATAAGTAGATGTTCTTTGACCATCTTCAGCTACTGCTCTAGCCAATTCATCTTCGTATATCATTTTTAAATCTGCTGTTCTCTCTGGAGAATATTTAAGACTTAAATAATAAGCAAGTCCAGAAATTAAAGCAGGATAAAATCTAAAAATTACATCTGAAGTATTTGTATAAGCACCTACATCTTCTAATTGTGCCATATAATAAAAATTAACTTTATAATTTGCTCCAGAAAAACTAGAGCTTGGTGTTGTGTATAAATAAATATTTGGTGATGCAGTAATTGTTCCTGCAGCATTTCTTACATATGCTTGTCTTTGTACATAATATTGTGAAGGCGTACCTTTTGATAATTTATTAGGTAACGCAGAATAAGTTGATCTATCAATTTTAGATAAAGCTGTATCTACCGGAGCTGTTGCTGTTGTATTATTTCTAACATAAGCTTCTAAAACATCACTTATATCAGTCGGAAAATTTGTAGTATCTGAAGTCCAGTTATATAAAGCTTGACCTTCAACTAAAGGAACACTTGCTAATTTAATTTTCCACAAATGAATTCCTCTGTTGCCCCATTCAGACAATAGAATATTTAACGACCGTCTAGCACTTTTTAATTGATAGCCCGTTCGTGTGCCTCTTATGTTTGTTCTTTCATAAGCTTCTTCGATTATTTCATCAACCGAAGGATTGAATGTCGTTGTTCCCGACGTAGCCATTTATCCTCCTATGCGTAATAGAATGTTACATCAGCAATAGTTGTCAAACTTACCGTTGGGTTAGTATTACATTTAATACCTGTTCCTGGTAAAGTAACATTATATACCATTGGACTTGAAGAACCATTTGGTGTTCCCCAAACTGCTAAAGAAGTTCCATTATCTTCTAAATCTATAGATCCTGCTCCTGCTGTACAGTTTGCAGAAAAACCTAAAATTCTTGC